TTGCGACTGACCCGGCGCGAGCCCCGACGTGACCAGCGTCAACGGCTGGGACGCCAGGATCCCTTGCTGGTAAAGCTGCGTCGAGTCGGACGGCAGCGAGCCGAACGGCGTCGAGTCGGTCGCCGCGAGTTGGTACACTTCGCCCGCGCCGAGGGTGAAGGTCAGGCTTGCGGGCGAGCCGGCCGTTGCCGCCATGCCGGCGACAACAGTGATCGTCTGACCCAGCGTGTCGGACATGTGCAGCGCGAGCGACTGCAATACGTCCTTGGTCAGCCAGTTCAGATCGAAGGAGCGAAGCTGCTCCTGCGAATACTGAATCCATCGGTTCATTTAATGTTCTTCTCTATGCGGAGTAACTTACGGTTTCGACCACCGGAATATCCGGAGAAGAACCGGCTATGTCGGGATAGAGACTGTCATCGACGGTCAGGATCTTGTTGTGGCCGGTAACGGTCTTCTTCACCGGCGCGAAGCGCACCCAGACGACCGTGCCTTCGACCTTGACCGCATTGATCGCGTTGTAGACGAGTTGCGCGCCGAGCGGCGCGGCTCCGTCGAAATCAAAGACCGATGATCCGGGCGCGTCGGCATAGAGCCCGTCATCGACGCAGGGCAGCGGATTGCCGCCGAGGATCGGCACGGTTGGCAGGATCGTGTCGATGAACGCTTGGTAGCGCTCGCCGGGATTGGTCGCCCGGCCCGGCGTTTCGGCGGTATCGACATCGGCATAGATCGCGCCGAAAAGCCGATTGCCGACCCAGACGCCATCGACGACGCCGGTATCCTGCGGTGCCCACGGCTCGACGATGCGCGGAACCGCTCCCGTCACGCGCTGGACCGCCGCAGAAACGGCGGCGCGCGTGGCGCCGGTCGGCAGCAAGGCCGCCATCAGCCGCGCCCGGAAGGCGGGATCGATCTCGCCGGAGAAGCGCGGTTGCGCATAGGCTCCGGAGCCGAAGAAATCCAACGAGGCGAGGTCGAGCGCGTTGCCGATCGCGGTCTGCAAGCGCATCGCCGCCGCCGCATATTGCAGCGAGCCGGTCTGCGCCACGGCGGGCGCGATCTGCACGAGTTCAGTACCGGACCCGCTCACCGCCGCCGCGATCGTCGTCGTATTCGACGGCGGCGGCGAGGTCGTCCACAGCGCGCCGAGCGGTACGGTCGGATAGACGACGGTCAGGCCCGCCCCGACCGCATTCGCCTCGACGCCGATCGCGGTCAGATCCGGATCGGCGCTGATCGCCAGCGCGAGCGCAGATGCGGTATCGGCCAAACTCTCCCCGGCCAGGATCTCGTGCGAGAAAGCCCTGGCTTTCGTCAGGTTCGGGTTCGTGATCGTCAGCGCGACGGTATCGCCAGGGGTAGCCGTCCCCGCCAGCGTGACCATCTGGCTCGCCGGAATGCCGAGTTCGTAGGCAAGCTCGCCGCCAAAGGCCAAGAGCAGAGAATAGACGACGCCGCCCGGCGTCAGGGCCGTCGTCGAAGCCCATCCGGACGGGAACAGGTCGGCAAGACGGCGCGCGAACCCATCCGCAGTGATCAGCGGCGGGATCGTCGGAACCGATGCCATGCCTCAGATGACGCTGATGACCCCGGCGCGAGGCACTTCAATCGCGCTGAGTTGCAGATCCGCCGCCAGATTGTTGATGGTGATCGACGACAGCGGCACGTTGACCACGTTTACAGAGGCATCATAGGCGACTTGCGCCAGGCGCGTCAGCGGCACCGACGAGGCTTTCAGCGACAAGCCATTGATATAGTTCTGGATCGCCGTCTGTACGGCGGCGACTGCGGTCGGATGATCGGCTCCCGGCGCTGTCGTGATCGACAGCGACACATTCGCCGTCACGATAATTGGAGCGAACACCTGGAAGCGGATGGTAAAGCCGCGTACCGCGTTGACGGCATTGAAGACGTTGGTGATCAGGCTTTGCGGCGGCGAGCCCGATCCGTCATCGACGACGATGTAAAAATTCCCCGGATCGAAATGCGGCGCAGCCACCCCGATCGGCCCGTTCGACGAGAACGAAGCGTCATCGGTGAACGCCATCGTCTGGTTATAGAAATTCTGCTGCTCGACGATGTTGTAGATGAGCCCTTGCTGCACGCTCTGAACCGCCGCCTCGATCGCCGGCAGGATCGCCTTGCTCAGCGAGTTCAGCCACAGGACGAAGCGCAGCGAGTAGGCGGTATCGCTCTCCGGGTTGATGCCGTTCGTGATCGCTGCCGGGTTCGTCACCGTATCGATGCCGGGCACCGTCGCGGCGATCTGAACGAGCTGGTTTTTGGCGACGTTATAAGCGGTGCCTGCTGCGGTCGCTTGCACCGTCGCGGTCAGGCTCGTGCCGCCGGTCGGCAGCACATAGGCGTTCTGGGACGCGCTCCATGTCGGCTGGCCGGTGTCGGCGACGACGGTATAGGTGATCGCACCGCCGAGCGTCTGGACGACCGTGGCGGCCGGGATGTTGACCGGCGTGGCCGCCGGGGTCAGCTTCGCGAACGTGACAGAGCCGGTCGCCGCAACACCGGGAAGCCGCTTGAAGCCGAACTGGCCATAGAAGGTGTCGAGATCGGCGCCGACGCTGGTCTGCGCCCGCGCAACCGCGTTGACGAGCTGCACCTGGGCTTGCAGGAACAGCAATTGCCCGGCGACGGCCTCGAACATCGCCAGCGTCGGGTCGCCGGTCGGCAAGACCGGCTGCACGCCGATCGCCGTCGCCCACGAGGCGGCCATCGACGATACGAAGTCATCGAAGCGTTTGCTCGGCAGCAGCATGGCTTACGAGGCCGGTTTGCTGATCGCGAACTGGATGATGCCGGGGCCGGTGCCGGTCGCCTCGACCGAAGCGACGGCCCAGAGCGTATCGGGCGACGGCCGATAAAACTGTATCGACGGCGGCGTGCTGGTTGCCGTCACCGACGCATCCTGAAGGATGCCGCGGGTGATCTTGCCCTCGACCTTGCGCAGGAAGTCGTCGTTGACATCCTGATCCACCATCGCGCCGAGGCCGATGCCGTAATCCGGATGGAACACATAATCCGGCGTCGTTGTCGTCCCGTCCGGCAATTGCTGGGCTGGGTTCGTCACGACGCGGCGGATGATGCGCTGGCGGACCTCGTCCCAGCCGACCGCGAGTTGCAGCGAGCCGGAGGGTGTCACCTGAAAGTCACTGTTCCATTCAAGGAATAGTGTCGCCACGCTAATTCGCCTTGAAGATCGTCGTCAGGTGAACGTTGGTCATCTGCTGCTCGGGCGGCCCTGTACCTGGATGGGTATGAGTATTGAACAATACTTGGAATTCTTGGCGAACAACCTTGACGACTTCCTCGGTCAGATTGCCCGCAGAAACCATCGTCTGCGAGTTGACCTGGACTTGGCCATTGGCCGGCAGATAAACGTAATCGCCGCTCGGCGCCTTGACCGCGAAATCGCCCGCATTCATCTGCGCGAACGGCGGCTGCATCTGCTGGTTGTAAGCGGGTGCGGCGGCGAGCGAGATCCCTTGCGTCCGCTCGATCACATGGATCAGCATCTGCTCGCCAGCGGTCGGGTTCTCGAATGTAGCACCGCCATAGGGTGCCCACTGCACCCCGAAACCGTTGCCGACATGTAGGGTCAGGAGCGGCATCCACGGCGTCAGGATCGGCGTGCCGCCATCGTCGCGCAGGCTCGGGACGATCAGCCGCACGCGATGCAAGGCGGGATCGTAGGACGAGACATGACCGTAAACGAAAGGCCGCCAATCGTTCGTCTGCTGCTGCGCGGCGTGCTTCGCCAGATGCAGCAGCTCGTCGCCGCGGCTCATCAGGTTCCTGGAATGAAATTCGTTGGCAGCGGGTTGCTTGTGCTGCTGGTGGAAGTCCCGAGCCCGACCGGCGGCGTTACCCGCGTCGTCCCGGTGCCGGTCGTGATCGCATCGCCGACGCCTTCGAGTTGAAGGTCGAGCGCGGTGATCGTAGTCCTGAAGTCCGCGCGCTTGTTCTTGCCGCCGCCCATGCGCAGCGTGTGGGTGTATTTGTTGATCCAGAACTGATGGCCGAGGAATTCCGGCTCGACGATATCGCTGACCAGCGTCATCGGGTTGAGCGGCGCGACGGCCGGGATGCCATCCGTCTCGGCGGTCAGGATCAGCTCGCGCTTGGCGATATCGTTGGCGATGGCGACCGCCATGTTCTGCGCCTGCGTCTGCGTCAAGCCGTCGATGCGGATCGTGTAGACCGGCATATTGTTAGAATTCAGGCTGTTCCCAAGAGCCGACGAGATCGCCGTCGCATCGGCGCCCGACCACGCGCCGGCATGGACGGTGACGGTATCGGAGGCGTTGACGTTGGTCCCCATTACCACTGCCTGCCCTTGCGTCGTCTGCGCCTTGCCCGGATCGTAGCTGAGCACCATGACCTGAAACGTCAGGTTGCGGCGCGGGTTGTGCTCGATCTTCAGGCCATAGCACGGGTAGGTTCCGGCCGGCGGCGGATCGTAGTGGTAGGACAGCGTGATCGGCGTCAGCCCCGCGCCTGGCGTCCCGAACACGAGATGCTTGTCCGGCGTAACGTAGACCTCGTTGCCGGTATCGCGCGCCAGCTTGTTCAAGATCGCCCACAGCGAGTAGGGCGAGGCCCAATACACCGTATCGTCCGAGCCGAACAAGGTCCCCATCGTCGGGTTTTCGGTCTTCTGCAAGCGCAGATCCGGGATCAGGCTGAATTGCTGCGCGATGGCAGAGACGATCTGCGAAAGCGTCTGGTTCTGCGTCTCGACGCCCTTGCCGGCTTGCTGCGCCACGGTCTGTATCCCGCCCGCGATCGAAGATAGGATGCGCTTCTGGTCAACTAAAGGGCCAGCCCAATCTCTCGCGTGTATTTCTATTAAATCTTGATCGAATTCCCAAGTGCCCGTCACGTATTCGCCAGAAAAAATATGCGTCCGCGTACCATCAAGCGTCACGTAGATATCTACTGGCATGCCAGAAGCGGCATTTGCAGCGAGACCGATCAGGTTGATCCCCGCAGCAGCGACCGCCAGCCGGCTCGTGGACGCGACGAGATGACCGACTGAGCCATAGGCTCCAGATGTGACCTCAAAATCCGCAACCGGGATAGATTGACCGTTAATCAACATCTCCGGGACGATATCCAACGCCACGGATCAGGACCTCATGTCTTTGGTTTCTCTTCTGTTCGGAGTTCGCTGTGTGGCTGTGGAAACTACACGCTCGGGATTGGACCGGGCCACTCGTCGATCATCTTCAATGAGGCCCCAGCCACACAGCGGATATTATATTACCGCTATTGCTGGGACAAAATCAACCGCTCGGTATGACGATCTGATACATCCCGATCGGCTGCGGATCGGGCGGCAGGTTCGACGCCGCGGCGATGTCCTGCCAGCGCCGCGGATCGCCTAGATACTGCGCCGCGAGCAGGAACAGGTTGGGGTTGACCAGCCGCAAGACCCGCTTCGTATAGCTTGGCTGGCCGACCAGCGTGCCGATCGCGCCGGCCCAGATCGTCGCGTCTACCGCGGGGGATGCAACCGTCGCATCGGTGCCGGTAATCAGCGGCTCGGCCGCAGTATTGAGCGCCGCGACATCCGCCGCAATCAGCAGCGCGTCGGTCGCCGGGATGTTGGCGATGACGCGGTTGCCGTCGCTCAACCCGGCTTGCAGATCCGTTTGCAGCGTCGTGACCGGCGTTGCGAGTGCGGACGGCAGCGGCAGGCTGACCGTCGTCGGTGCGTTCGGCATCAGAACGGCAACACGGTTTCAGACGGCGGCGCCGCGTCGGGCGGCAGGGTCGAGGCCGTTCCAGCGGACAGAGACGACAGATTGCTTTGCATCGGCACCATCTGGCTCTCGGCGCTCGGCGGCTGGATCGGCGCGCTGGAAATCCCGGTCAGGTCGGCGATCGGCTCGAAGATGATCTCGTAAGGGATGTTCCACTGGTTCTTCGGACGCGCCTTGAAATCGACGACCTCGCCGAGAAGCTGCGTCGTCGCGTAGGTCAACATGATCTGTTGGCCCGTCGCGGCGAGATATTCGAGCGTGGTCTGGCGGTCGAGCGCGTCGGGACCGGAGAGGATGCCTTTCCAGGTGATCGTCGGGATGAAGGCGCCGAGATTGCGGATCGTGCGGTAGCCGCCGGGGAAGTCGTGGACGACCGTCTTCTGGTACGAGCCGAGCGCATCCAATGTCTCGGGGACTTCAAATCCCTGGAGAACAATATTCCCGACAATTACCGGCATCTCGGCCATTAAAACGGCACTCCCAGACCGACCTCGAACGGCGAGTAATCGCTGCCTTGTCCGGGACCGCTGTTGTGGATAGTCGCTTTCTTTAGCTGTTTATGGAGGTGTTCAATCACCTTGTCCGCATGATCGCGTGGATTATTCGTATCGGTATGGATATTGATATTCCCGACGTGGACATGCGTCGTCGCGCCCGCTGCCGCCTTTCCCGTCCCGACCGCAGCGGCACCGTGCGCGGTGGTGGAGACGGCTTGGTGCGACGGCACGACCGGCGGCGGCATGTGCGCCTTCTGCTCCTCCAGCGAGTGCCAGACGAGGCCGGCGAAGTCGCCGCGGATCGACGGCCATTGCGTGTGCAGAGCAGCAATGCCGGAGGCGGCC